CAGACTACCTCCAATACTGAACGGACTCCCCACAAAGAAAATCAGTGCTGTGCTATCAGAAGAGATTCGGTACTGCCTTTCCAACTTAGCTGATAAAATTGAGAACATGGGGTTTGATAATGAACTTGAATAAAGTAATTGCGAATGCGGTTAGAGTCTCAGAACATCTGTCATTCTGCGATTGGTCGGAACAGAAAAGGATACTACAGGCTAAGTCAAGTGCTGAACCTGGAAGACTCAGGTTATCGAGAACACCTTACATGCGGAAGATCTTTGAGTCACTGGACCCTGCAAACCCAGCAGAGCGTGTAGTGTTCATGAAATCAACTCAGGTAGGTGCAACAGAGGCAGGGGTGACATGGGCGGGTTATGTGATTGATCAGAACCCTTGCTCTATGATGATAGTCCAGCCTACAGTGGACTTAGCTAAGAGGTACAGCAAGCAGAGATTGCAGCCTATGATTGATGATATGCCTATTCTCCAGACTAAAATGGAGAAGGTCACTTCCAGGAGTGCATCTAATACTCAGACGTTTAAAGATTTCTTAGGTGGCGTGATGGTCATGTCTGGGGCCAATAGTGCCGCATCGCTCCGTAGTGCTCCAGTGAGAATATTGTTTCTCGATGAAGTAGACGCATATCCAGAAGACTGTGATGGCGAAGGTGATCCAGTAGTGATCGCACTCAGAAGAACTGATGCTTTTTACAACCGGAAGATATTCATTTGTAGCACTCCGACCGATCAGCTTAATTCTAAAGTCGAACGGGAGTTCAAAAACTCTAACAGGCAGTATTTTCATGTCCCATGTCCTATCTGTGATACTCCGCAGGTTCTAAACTTTGAGCACTTGATATATGAGACTGATAAGGATGATAAGTACCAACTTGATAGTCCGGTGAGGTATGTTTGTTCTGGTTGCGGTGCTGAGATTGCAGAGGAGCGTAAGAATGAGATGATGCAAAAGGGTGAGTGGATATCTGAGAATCCAAAACTAGATGGTGTCTACGAGGGGTTTCATATTAATGGACTGTACTCGCCTCCAGGGTGGTTGTCATGGTCTGCGATAGTTGATACTTACCTGAAGGCTGAGAAGACTAAGAACCCTTTGAAGAAGAAAGAGTTCACTAATACGATACTGGGCAGAACGTGGCAGAGTACGAAGGAAAAGAAGGTTTCCCAGCGTGAGATGATGGCAAGGCGAGAAGACTACACGCTTGTTCCAAATAACGCCGTGTTGGTGAGTGGTGTAGATTGCCAGGATGATAGATTAGAGATTGAAACCGTTGCTTACTCTCGCAACTTTGAGAGTCATGGAATGGGGTACAGAGTATTTATGGGAGACCCTGCAAGACCTGAAGTATGGAAAGACCTTGATGATTTCTTAAAAAAGGATTGGAAGCGTGAAGATGGATCAAAAACGAAGATTGCCTGTACTTGTGTGGATTCGGGTGGGCACCATACTCAAACTGTTTATGATTGGTGTAATGATCGGACTAATCGTAGGGTATATGCTGTTAACGGTGCTGCTCAAAAAACACGGCCTATCATAACCAGGCCTTCGAAGTTGGATAAATACCGAGGTATATTCTTCTCTGTGGGTGTGCATATAGCTAAAATCAGGCTATTTACCGCTCTAGCGATTAAAGAGCATGGTGCAGGGTTCTGTCACTACAACAAATCGTATGGAAATGATTATTTCAAGCAGTTAGCATCAGAAACTTTGGTTGAAACTGTCAATAAGCGTGGTTTCGTCGAAAGTTCATGGAAATTGACTGCTGGTAGACGAAATGAGGCAATTGACCTCAGAACGTACTCAATAGCGGCACTCGAAATCATCAAACCAGACTTCGATATCATAGAGCAGAAGGCTAAGAAGAGGGCAGAAAATGCTGGAAAAGTAAGGCAAACTAAGAAGAAAGCGAAGAAAATTAGTAAATATGTACATGGAGGTTAATAAACTGTTGACAAATTTCTAAAGTAGTCCAAAATAGCACTTTCCACCAATAAATCTTATTTTCAAGGTAAAAGTGCTGTATAATACTCCTACTGCAATTTTCTCAGGGACTGAGACTGAGTTTGAGTTTTCCGACTCAGATTATCCTGTTGCTACGTATGCAGTCACCTATAGATTAAGAAATCTTACTGCTGGCGATGCTAAAGACTATACTGCTGCTGAAAGCGGTACGTCTACGTACACAATCACTATACCTACATCCGATACATTGACTGCTGGTGATTACAACTGGCAATTAGAAGCAGATGATGGTGTTGAGAAGTTTGTTCTTGCATCAGGCATCGTTCCTATTACAGCATCACTACACGAAGCTACCACAAGTGACCCACGCACACACGCAAAGAAAGTCTTAGACGCAATTGAGGCGACTATCGAAGGTAAAGCATCTGAAGATCAACTACGTTACCGTGTGGGTGGCATGGAGATTGAGAAGATGGAATGGCCGGACTTAATCAAAGCACAGCAATACTACTCTGATAAATACCGAAGAGAGTTAGACCAAATTGAGCAGAACCCTACAGGTATTAAGATTAAGAATCAGAACAAATTCTATACGAGATTCGTTTAATGTGGTCTAGGATGATGAACTTCTTCTCGAAGAAGACAGAGCACATGTCAGTTAGGAGATATGATGCTGCACAACATAACAACTTTACTGCTGATTGGAAGTTATCAACTAATCAATCTGCTGATGAAGTACTGCGATACTCTATTAAAACTATTATCGAACGTTCCAGGGACTTAGCCAGGAACAATGACTATGTCAGATGGGCTTTACGACTTCTGAAGTCAAACGTTGTTGGTCATGCTGGTATTAAATTACAACTACGTGTTAAGAAGCGAAATGGTAGCATAAATCAAGTTCTGAACAACCAAATAGAGAAGCACTGGAAGGATTGGGCTAATAAACAATACTGTGATGTATCAGGTCATTATAGCCTGATAGAATTCCAGAAGGCTTTTCTGGTAAATAGAGTAAGAGACGGAGAAGCGATAGTCCGTATTGTTCGGAATTTCAATAATCCATACAGAATCGCATTACAACTGATAGAGAATGATTATTTAGATTATGATCTCAATACTACACTATCCAATGGCAATAGCATTATCATGGGTGTTGAGCGTGATGAGTGGCTAAGACCAGTCAACTATCACTTCATCGATTTTCGTGGTGGGACTATAAGTAAAACTGCTGGAGTAGCAAGAAAACACTTTGTGCTTCCTGCAAGTGATATTATTCATTCTTACAGACGTGATAGACCAACTCAGACTCGTGGGGTTCCTAGATATGTGTCCTCTGTTACAAGACTTAGACAACTCGGAAGTTACGAAGACGCAACTCTCATCTCAGCTAGAGCAGAGTCAGGAAAAATGGGTTTCTTTGTGTCTGAAGGTGACAATCGCTATGGTGGTGATGACATTGATTCTGATGGTAATCTTATATCTGAAGCTTCGCCTGGGACTTTTGAACAATTGCCAGCAGGGGTAAAATTCCAAGCATGGGAACCACAAAATCCTAATGCAAACATGCCAGACTTTGTTAGGTCAATGCAACGAGGGGCTGCTTGTGGTATGGAAATGTCTTACAACCTGTTTGCAAATGACCGAGAGAATGTAAACTACTCCTCAATCCGTGATGGTGCTTTGATAGATAGGGATCTCTTCCGAGAAGATCAACAGACGCTAATCGAAGACTTACTATTTCCTGTGTATCTTGAGTGGCTCAAAATGCAGGACCTAACAGGATTCTTCCCAACCACTCTTTCTTCATTTGAGCGAGAACAGGTTGATAATCCTACGTGGAATACCAGAGGCTGGGCATGGATTGACCCACAAAGAGAGGTTAACGCATCAATATCAGCTATAGATGCAAAACTGAAGTCACGTACTAGGATTATAGCTGAAGGTGGTGATGATTTCCACGATACTATTGATGAATTGACAATGGAGAAGGATTACATAGAAGAGTCAGGCTTAAACCCTTCGTTAGTAGAAGAGGAAGAACCTGAAGAAGAAAAACCGGAAGAAGATGAGGAAAAAGAAAATGAAGATTGATATAGCAAAACTAACTAGCTTGCAGAGAGGGCATGAGGCGACAATATCAGATATTGATACTGAAAACTCAACAATACTACTGTCATTCTCATCAGAACAAGCAGTTGAGCGTGGATACTATGGTGAACGATACTTGGAAGTGCTAGAACACTCTGCGAGTTCTATCAATTTCGAGAGATTGCATTCCAAAGCACCTTTCTTAAACCAACATGATCCTGATCAGCAAGTAGGTGTAGTTGAGAAGGCATGGTTGGAAGATGGCAAAGGTCGGGCAATGGTTCGTTTTTCCAAGTCAGACAAAGGACAAGAGTATTTCAACGATTTTGTAGATGGAATCAGGGGTAATATCTCTTTTGGTTACACAATAGATGAAATGATTGAAGACGGTGAAAGAGATGGATTGCCTGTTTTTAAAGCGACCAGATTTACTCCGTTTGAGATTTCGCAAGTTAGTATTCCGGCTGATAACTCGGTTGGGTTAGGACGGATGCTAGATACTGGCAACATTGAAGTTGACCAGGGTAAAGAACCGGAGCAGCCGGAACAATTAAGAACAGAGGATGAAAAAATGCCAGAAGAAAAAAAACAGCCCGTTGTAGAGGTTAACGAAAGCGAGATTCGAGAGAAAATTCTAGCTGATCAAAAACTTCGTGTAGAACAGATTGGTGATTTAGGCCAACGACACAACGTACAGGACATTGCAAATGAAGCAATTGCAAGTGGCAAGTCTGTAGAGGAATTTAGAAGTGAATTATTACATAAACTTGAAAAACCTGAGCCGGTAAAAATGGAAGATCCTAAAATTGGACTATCTGAAAAAGAAGTCAGAAGTTACTCATTCTTGAATGTTGTTAACGCACTTGCTAGTCGTGACTTCTCTAAGGCCGGACTTGAACTTGAAGCATCTCAAGAGATCGCTAAGCGACTTGGGAAAGACCCTCAAGGATTGTTTGTACCTTATGATGTTCAAGCATCTGGAAAGCGTGACTTGACTACTCAGGACGCTACTCAGGCTGGATACTTGGTACAGAACGAATACGGAAGCTTTATTGACTATTTGTACAAGTCTATGTTTACGAGTCAAGCAGGTGCTACTGTTCTCTCCGGACTACAAGGTGACTTGTTAATCCCTAAGCAGACAGGTTCAGCTACTGGTTACTGGGTAAATGAAGGAGTGGCTCCTACAGCGTCTAATCTAACTACAGGACAAGTTTCGCTTGTACCTCGTACTTTAGGCACGTACTCAGATTTATCAAGAAAGCTACTTATCCAATCCAGTCCATCAATTGAAGGATTAGTAAGAGCCGATCTTGCTAAGCGAATGGGAATTGCCCTTGATACTGCTGCTCTATCTGGTGCTGGTGCAACAGAGCCTATGGGACTTGATAACATCACTGGTGTTGGTTCTGTGACTTGGGCAACTACTGCTACTCCTACTTGGGGAGAGATTGTTGATTTAGAAACTGCTGTTGCTGTTGATGATGCACTACTTGGAAGTCTTAACTATGTTACAAGTGCTTCTCTAAGAGGTGAACTGAAGCAGATTAAGAAGGATGCTGGGTCTGGTGATTTTGTAATCGAGGGAAATAGCACTAACGGGTATCCTGTTATCCCTACCAACATCTGTGCAAGTAATAAGATGTATTTCGGTAACTGGTCTGACTTATTGATCGGTTACTGGGGCAATGGTTTAGATATTTTGACTGATCCGTACACCAATTCTGCTTCTGGTACAGTTCGCATTAGAGTACTGATGGATGCTGACATTGCCGTTCGTCATGCTGAGTCTTTCGCTATCGGTTCTGACTAATAACCAGGAAGTGTAGGGCAACCTGCACTTTTTTATAAGGTACTGATATGCTATTTAATGTAGAAAGAGAGTTCTTGTTTGCAGGGCAGAAGAAGAAAGTTGGCGATAACCTAGTGATCTCATCAAAAGCAGTTTATACTCCGTTGTTGAGTTCTGGGAAGATCTCAGAAGTGATTGAAGTGCCAGTTTTTGCAGAAGAACCTGTAATCGAAGAACCGAAGAAGAAAAAACGTAACAAAAAATCTAAACAAACAGAGGAGTCATGAGAGACGTATTAAACACAATTAAGAAAGAGAATGGATTCGTTGCTGCTGTAATTACTGCTGATGCAACTGGAATCACAATTGATCGCCAGGGATTTGGTGTATGTGGTGCTGATGTAGTACTGGGGAATTCTGGTGATACATTATCAGGTTCTGTTTATGTAGAATTGGAAGCACAAGAATCTGTAGATGATTCAACATGGACTGCATGTGCTGATGCTTCAATTATGAATGCTGTAACTGGAACTAACACTGGAACATTCGCTGTAGTTAATGCTCCTGCTGAAGATTCAACTGTGTTTTCTGTCCAGTATCGTGGTGGAAAGCGTTATTTCAGAGTAGTAGCCAATGTTACAGGTACTCACAC